TCTAGCCCCTCGTCGCCGGAAAATGATTCGTGGAACACGGTCTCGTAGATCCCTTCCGACCCGTCGGTCTCGTCGATCAGTCTCTGGTATCCGTGTATTATTTCTACTAGTTCCTCGGCCTCGTAAGCATCGTCAGTTAGTGATATGCTACGCCTTCCCTCCTGTTCCCTCTCCAAGGAGTTTATGTTCACTCCAGAGTATTTAGAGATAACGTGTTCCACGAAATTGGGGTCCCAACCATCTGTCTGTACCTTGTTCTCCAGCTCTTGGGCTGTGTAATACGTCCGCCAGAAACAATAAGGCGCACGTTGGGGGTCAGTGACATATGCGGGAAAAATGAAATCGCCATCGGGACCAAGGGTTTTAACCTCTGGTGCATTTACCTGACGCCGGACGGTAGGCACTTCAGCCATGCCAAACTTACGCAAATCTTTTAATGCCTTCCTTGCGTTCTCCTTTGTCACCTTAATGACCGCCTGCATCTGAACTACCACCTCATCGTCTTGGGTGCCGTCCAGTATCATCTGGGACAGGTTGGGGTCAGCAGCAGCGATTTGCTGCATATCAAACTTTTGCTTGAAGGTGCGATCTTCCATGACCCACCCACAATATGTAATCATAATACCACGCTCTAGGAAGTAGTTGGCAGCTAGCTCTGCTTCACGCTTGAAGCGTGGAATGTAGCCAGACTTGGTCATCCACTTCAAGAAGTTGCTGACCACCTTCGCTCTCGGGACATCGGCCACCTCAACAGGGAAAGCTTGGATGTTCGCCCGGTTTAGGGCGGACATAAACAGAGATACTAGACGGGTAACACGCTCATCAATAACATGACTTTCCAAGTCGGACGCACCATCCCATGGGAAAGCATCAGCTCCATGCTTACGCAGGTCCCGACTCTTCCCCGGCCACCAGTTACGCCTGTCGTCATAAGAGGTGCGGCATACATCGTAATAGGCAGAAAGCTCATTGCTGGTGGTCTGATATGCCTGACGTAATACATCTACGTCTGGAGACTTCCCCAAGTAGGTGATAGCCTTGGAATAGTTTTGGTTTTCCATGTTACTGCTCTTCTATTTTCTTGCGAACACGATCCACCAAAACATGGGGATAGTTCTTGTTGATACCTATCTTATCACAAAAATCCTCCAATTCCATAACGGCACCCCAATTTCCAGTAGAAAATACTCTAAACACTTCCCATCCCAGAAATCGATCCACTTGCTCTAGTTGCCATTTTCTGGAGGAAATAAGCATATCTAGCTCACGTTCTTCTGTATCTGTAAGAGATTCCACTAACATCTTCTATGGCTTCTATGAGGACAGTTTTCCCTACTAGCTTTCGGGCCAGCTTCTTGGGTACCAATACCGGAACCTTCAACTGCCTGTCCCTAATATAAGCATATACATACTTCTTGTTAGGAGCCACCTTGATGACATAAGCCTTATAGTGGGCCGGAGTGGCTTCTGGGACATCCATGGCATCGGCCAATATGTCCTGACCCTCTTCACTGATCCAGGTGTTCTTACCCACACCAGTAATCATGTCGGAAGACAGCTTCTCCTTGGCCAAGCTCAATAGCTCATCCCATTCATAATGGCCTTGCTGGGCCAACGCACTTAGTCTTATCTTCATTTAATATCCTCCCATAGCTCGACGAGTTACGGCTAAGTCGCGAGCGGTTACGTGGACAGGACCTTCTCCACCATTCGCCATTCTCAAATAGCGAATGACATCAAAGAAGTCCTTAAGGGGTTCGTCCATTTTCCCCTTTGAGTTGTAGTTGATGAGGCTGTCGATAAGGTTTCGGCAGCTCTCGTGAATGTAGCACCTCGGGCGGTTGGCAGCATCGATCGGCTCATTTGGGTTATAATTAAACCACTCATCCAATGCAGACAATCCCACCTCCTCCATCCGGCCATCGGATGGAACAAATACAAATCCATACTCCTCGAAGGACATAAACAGGTCCTCGTTATTCTCATTCTCCTTTGCAAAGAACCTGGAGTCGCCGATTCGCTCAAAAACTTCTACCCCCAGTTCATCCTCCACCTCTTCAAACAACTCGCAGTAGCCATGGACACTTAGCCCTATCTTCTTGGAAGCAGGACCATACCTCCACTTCGGGTCCCCGAAATCGGCCCATTCCCCATATGTATCCCAATCGGGCCATTCCCGGCAGATGTAAACATTATCCCTCTCATCCACAGCAGCCCATATCGAGACGTAGTTTCTGGCACCCGCAGGATCCACCACCTGATAAATGGTATACCTAGCCTTGTTGGACACATCGGGAAATTTCATCCCATACTTGTTTTCCTTCTCATCACTCAACACGTTCACCTCAGTGTTGAAAAGAGGAAGGAGAGAGGTCATACTTTTGACCGGAACACCATACGCCCGGACGAGTATCTCCTCCTCCGGCCTACCCCTCAAGTCTTTCGCTATACGCTCGTACCCCCCGAATGGGTTTTCATCGGAATGAAGGTAGACCACAGAAGCGTCCCTAGAGGGGCTGTACTGCCGCACAGGGACTTCTCGACCCCTAATGAGGGCTGCATCCCTAGTTTCCAGTGTTTCGACGTTCTTGAGGTAATCAGAGATGAAAGGTGTGTAGCCATCTATAGGTGTAAACCCCACACCCATCACCGCATCTCTGGTGGCTAAACGAAACCTCAACGTGTTTACTAGCGTAGCGTCACCCAAATATTCATCCAACCAAGCACCAATATTGATGCCATCAGGATCCGGAAACCCATATTCGAAACCTTCAAGGATGGTTTGGTTGTTGCTAAACTGAGTGTATGTCTTGAAATCAACCCTAGTTCGGGTATCTGGAAAGATGAAGCTTTTACCAGTGAAGCCATTTTGCATGGAGAAGTTGATGTAACCATCCATGCTTTTGGTCTTCTTCTTCATCTCCCGAGGCATCATCTCCCATATCGCAGCTTGCTGCACCTTAATGGAGGTGTCCTCATTCTGGCTAAAGCATACAACATGGCCATCCCTACTTTCCGTAACGGCCTCCATCACTATCTTAGCAAAACCAGTGGTCTTACCAGACCTGTTTCCCCCGAGAGCCAAACACTCGTTGTGGGTGTTCAATCCATCGCGGATGCGTTCCCAACCCGGCAGGTCAAACCCGTAACGGATGGGGTCGTTTACACTTGCCTCTATACGTCCCTCATGTGCCTTGTGAAGCTGTTTTAGTAGTGGGAGGTTATGATCGTATAACCAAACTATCTCCTCCGCTGTAGGGGCTTCTAGGAAGGGATGTTCTGTAAAACTAATCATCTATCCAATCAATGTTCTGCAACTCTTGTTGAGACTTCTTCGCAACAAGGGCTAATAACACTGCTAGGTTTTCTTGGAAATGTTCACTATCCACTTTGTTAAAAATGTCATATTCAAATCCATTGTCAGTGATGGAAGCCACCATCACAGTTTCCCATTCCGGAACAATGGTGTCCAAGGACTTCTCAACAAGCTGCATGTTTTTGTTCATATTACTCAATGATCCTTCTTATCCCATGTCTAATTGGAGTCACCCGAAATGGTCTACGCTCAATGGTGGAGGAAGTGGGAATTGCACCCACGTCCGGAAAGGACACTGCCTCTTCCGTCGAATCTATGTTTCCCCCGAAAATACGCTCCCAGCCCCGATCGTATGCATCCCGATCGGTGGTTCTGTCGCTGTCACCCTTACCGTTCATCAATCACCTCCGCAGGTATAGCCTCATCAGCCATCTGGCTACGAGCTTGTTCCATGAGCTTTTTGTAGTCGTCGTCCGTCCATACCTTCTCTTCCCGGCTAATACTCGTTGCCTCCCCCCGAGCCAGCATAGCTTCGCGGCTACTATTGGCCTTAGCAATGGAGATGTCCTTGATGTCCTTGAAGGTGGGCTTTAGCTCACCACTATCCATACCATCACGCACACTCTCAATCATGTCCTCCTCCAGGCTAGTTATGTTGAGGTAGGAGTAGGAGGCTAGCTTACCCCCGAGTTCACGCCATTTACCCAACTGGTCCGCATAGGTGGAGATGATGCGTATCACCGTAGCCCTGTCATACTTGTACTTCTTGACCAAGCAGGTTTGGGACTTCCCCTGAGAATGGAGGAATAGAATGTGGGCAGCCTTCTGCGGATCGTACCGCTCCAAGAGCTTGACGTGTGGAGGAGCAGCAGCCTCAGCTCGACGAAGTTCTTCTTCAATGGATGCTAACAACTCGTGCTTTATGGCTGCTTTGTCTTCCTCCACTTTGACAGGGTACTTGATTGGAGCCATGAAGTCAACAAATTTTCGAAGGTCAGTTTATGAGTAGTAGTACCAGTGTGATGCGGGAGTTGACTCCCCCCCCCATTGTTTGTTTGGCTCGTAACTGTGGTCAATGTGAGGGGTGCATCCTAGCTGCAAGATCCCCGCACAGTTGAGAGCGGAGCGATCGCTGCTATGGATTCCGACGCAGCGAGCGAAGCGTAGACTGCGGCGGCGGTTTTTTGGGGACACGGGAAAGCCGGAAGCGGTCGCGCGTGGGTGGCGCTTTCGCTTCCGGCTGGGGGATGGGTTCCGGCGTGGCTAGTAGCCGAGCAAGACAAGAATCAGGAAGAGGACCGGGGCTGCGATCAGGCAAAAACCGACCAGCAGTGCGGCGGCCTCGAGTTCCTCCGGTGTCCGTCTCATAGCCAAGCCTCCCGGATAGCGATCCAAACAATGGCTTGCAACTCGAACCCGGCCAGCCCGGCATTTTCGGCGGCGGCCAAGTGCAACCGCTCGAGGCGGCGGTACTGAGCTTCCGTGGGTGACTCCTGGCAATCGGGCGGCTCGGGTAGTCGGGACAGCTCTCCCGGCGGTACGAGGGCCGATCGCATGGCCCAAGCATCAATCGTGCAGCGGGCTGGATCAAGTCGGCTGATGTTGAGAGCGAAGGCGTGGGTTTTCGGGGCGGTGTCACTGATGGGCTGGCCGCCGAGGGCGGCCCAAGCCTTCCGGCGGTTGGCGTGGGGTGTGCAGACCGTCACGCTTTCCTGTGGTTCTCCGGCGGCCCAAGCGGCGGCTAGGTTGGTGGCGTCAACCGTGTTTCGCTCCCAGCGATTCCGTGGGGAAAGGGCTGCGATCGCTGAAGCTGCTGCGTGGCGGCTTATGCCGACTCGGGCCGCGATCGTCGCGGCGATTTGCTGGGCGGCTGGATACCATGCCAGGCCTTCGGCCCATTGGCGATCCGTGGCAACTCGGAGCCACGAGCGGAGCCGGGCCGAGATGGCCCGGTCTGATGTTTCGGAAAGGCGTCTCATCTTCCGGCCTCCTTTCCGTACATGGAAAACAGAGCGGTGACGTTGTCCCTAGGTGATCCGATCGAGAGAAAAGCGGCGTCGGATTTTTCAAGCTCCCAATATCCGGCTGGAGTATCGTCGAAGCAAAAGGACTGCATCTTATAAGGGTTGTAGGTGACGGCCATTGGACTCCAGTCGCTCTTGATGGCAACGGGGCGAATGTACCCACGAACAAAGGCGTGGACCTTCTTGCGGCCGTTCTCTCGAACCCAGCGATTTCCGGCGGGTTGAACTGTCCACTTGCAATCTTCAAGGACAACGTCCTGGGCGTAGGCCTTTACTAGGCTGTCCTGTTGGACACTCCAGCAATTGCGTTGAAGGTTCCGGTATACCGCTACACGGCGGGAAAGGTCCAAGCGGTAGCGCTTGTCCCTTGGTTTCAAGAACTCGACGTTGTCGGTTCTGTAAGTGGCGGAGTAGTTCGCAAAGAACTCTCGGGCCGCTTGGGTTATTGTGTTGGTGTTAGTCATCGTCAAAGATCATGACACAGACTGGGCGGGGGTCGAAATTTTCTTTGCTTTACGGTAAAATGTTCCACGTGGAACAATCCGGAGCCGGGCCGGGGTCGGGCCGGGATGGCCCGAAAAAATCCAAGCATCCGGCGGGGCCGCTAGGGGAGTGTGCCTAGACATCACTGCTTTACTGTAAAATAACAAAATGGAGGTAGGTGTTTGACAGATAGGGGAGTGTGCTTAGTGTGGTGGGGATGACTTACCATTGCACAGAAATAGACGGCGACCGATGGTCGATCGATTTTGAAATAGTTGAGGGGAATGTTGCCATTATAGACGTACGTCTAAATAAGCAGCTTATCCCCGCTGAGATAATATCCAAGGACTGGATTGAGAAAGAGGAGGGCCGAATTCAATGCGCGGTGTTTGGATTCCAAGTGATCTCCTAAAAGGGACCTTCGGTCCAGCCGAGGCACTACTCGCCGGGTATATCGGCGGGTGGCCTGATGGCTGTTTTGCATCCAATCAGCGTATTGCTGAGGACATAGGTGTCTCCGAACATTACGTTCAAATGCTGATCTCTAGGCTAGTGAAAAGGGGCGTCATCCAGAAAGTGGGACGCAACCACACACGCAAGATGAGGCTGGCAAAGAAGTACGCGCTTGATACTATAGTATCAGGCTAATGACACTATAGTGTCACATATAACATAGATAACATATACCTATAATAATAATAATAACTAGTATGACTAACAAAGATAATAAGATTGGTTTAGCGTCAGAGGTGTCTGACGCTTTCGGCTCCGCCGTTCAGCCCGCCCTCGGCGCAGGCTTTTTTATTAATCCTCCATCCTATCAACACTTCGTTCCCGAGATGGACGCGGCGTCGAAGATGGAACGCCTCTATATGGAGGAACTTGAAAGGCTGGACAACACTCCAACGCCGGAACAGGTGGACCAATTGTTCAACGCATTAGGAGGGAGCTTTAAATGAATCGATACGCAAGGTGGTGCAAAATTTATACTGAGCTTATACGGTGTGGGAGTTCGACCTTAGCCGAGGACGAGACATATACCACGGTTAAGAAGCATATCGAGGAAGCTATGCATAATGAAATGATGCAGCCAAGTCCTGAAGGTGCAAATCTATCTGCCGCTTCTGAGATGGTTGTAGAACTTTGGAGAGTTAGAACAAATGGAGGAAAAATAAAATGAGTGAGTTCGTAGAAACCAAACTATCCGACCTCTACATCCGCAATGCCATTATGGTTGGCATCGCCATGCTGGAGGAATCAATCAACCACATAGATGTGCCAGACGGGCTGTCTCAAGCTGCCTTTGATGAGGCCGTCGAACCCCTGAAGCCATTGCTCGCTGAACTACGCGAGTCATGCCTCGGATCCATCGATGAAAATGAGTCCGACCTCATCGCCCACGTCAAGGAGTCCACCGAAAAGGGACTAGAGGAGGGCTGGGATGCATAGGATACATGGCATTCCGTTACCGGGACGCCTCAAAAACGGTTGGCTATTCGACCCGATCAAGCAGCGTGAGGAGTTTTTGAGGAAGATCACGTTCCCTATTCGATCCCGCCGTAATCAGGGATCTCTGATAGAAACTGCAAGTTCACCCTTGCAAGTGCTTTGCACCCATGCAGAGTTGATATCAAACATCACGGATGACCGCCGACCTGGTTTGGTACCGTCGGAAAAATTGGATAATTACTATTGGCAGAATGATCTATAGACTAAAAAAAGCATCAAGCTCCGAAATGGAGAAAGTGGCCACCGCCGCTCTCGAAGTTTTTGGGGTTACATACCATGACCTCACCAAGAAGGATCGAACTGAACCGTTGGCATCTGTCAGGGGATTAGTCGGAGCGGTCCTTTATGTGGACATGAAAATTAGCCGCAGGGATGTCGCGGCCTTCCTACACCGCAACCCCACGTTAGTGACTATTTATGGTCAAAACCACTTGGATCGGATGATTACCGATCGGCAATATTGCCAGAGCTACCACGCTCTCAAATCCCAATTAGAAAAAAATTAAATGGATATTGGAACCTACCTAACCTTCGCCCACTCCGATCGCCTTCTGTGCGGTCAAGTGGTGCGACTAAAGAAAGTCGCTGACAGTCCCGAGGACTGGAAGCTAGAAGTGAGGGGTCGTAGTGGCCGCTCACTCATATTGGAAAGCTACATCGAGTCAGGATGTATGCTTTGGCCCAACTGGGAACACTGCGATCTTTTCATCAATGGCGGATGGGATGCCTTGGCTGAAGCTGGGTACATTCGCACCTACCATTTCGATGCGGCATCCGCCCGCGAAAAGGACCGGAAGGATCGCCTCGCCCGGAAACCTGCCATGGTAAGGGAGGACCGGAAGT